AAAACCAACAGCAAAAATAGGTAGGCATTTATTTTGGTCGAACTTTGAAATAGATGAAAACTTTGAAGCAAATCAACCAAAGGATTTTATAATGCTAGGAACTGTAAAAGGCTCTGAGCAACTTAAAGAATGGCTAGGTATAAAATACGAGGGTAACATATACTATAATGGTAATCATGACCCCTGCCAGGTACTAAGAAACTGTGTGCATCCTCTAATGGGACAGCATGTGTTTAATTTTACCTCAATTTTAGGGCTATTTTTTGGCATGGGTTTTAAAATTCATTCATTTGGTAACGATTCATAAATCAAAAACCATTTATTATGAGTGATGCCGTAGGACTTGAAAGGATATCGAAAGTTGTAGGATATAAAATCATTAAAGGAGATTTCTCGGAGACCTCGCCAAATTTACCCCAAAGAATTGCAATACTTGCTGAGGCGAACACTGCCAATCAAGGTTCATTGGATTTGACCCCTAAGCAAATTACATCGGCCCAACAGGCGGCCAATTTATATGGACTTGGTTCACCAATATACCATATAATGAGAATTTTGCGACCACAACAGGGGTCTGGTATTGGCGGAATTCCGACAGTCGTATATCCACAAGCGGAGGCTGGAGGAGCAACCGCACGTGAAATTGATGTGACACCCGTTGGTGTGGCCACTAGTAATGGAACGCACACATTGAAAATTGCCGGAAGGAACGGAATTGATGGTGTATTTTATGATATAAACATCGTAGATGCTGACACCATTGCGATTGTTTCAGGTAAAATTAGAGATGCTGTGAATGCGGTTTTGAACGCGCCAGTTTCGGCCGTTGCAACCGCTACAGAAGCAACACTGACAACTAAATGGGCTGGATTGACAGCCCAAGAGGTGGAGGTTTCAGTTGATTTGAATGATACTGATTTGGGAATTACATATGTGGTGAGTGAGTCGGCCGCTGGTTCGGCAACTCCATCTGTTTCCGCTGCACTTGCGTTGTTCGGAAATGATTGGAACACAATTGTAATCAATTCATATGGTACGGTTACCGCGGTGATGGACACGTTGGAAGCATTCAACGGAATTCCAGATCCAACAACACCAACTGGAAGATATGATGGGATTATTTTCAAACCATTCATTGCATTTACCGGTTCGTTGGCAGATGATCCAACATCGATCACAGATCCACGAAAAGACCAAGTGACGATTGCCATTTGTCCCGCGCCATTGAGCACAGGACTTTCTATGGAAGCCGCTGCAAATATGTGTCGATTAGCTGGCCGACAATTTCAAGACTCTCCACATTTGGATGTTTCCGGACAATCTTATCCAGACATGCCGACCCCGCTTGACATCGGAAGCATGAGCGACTATGAAAACCGAGATGCCTTTGTGAAATTAGGAAGTTCAACAGTTGAGTTGTCAAATGGTGTTTATAAAGTTGCCGATTTTGTGACGACATATCACCCGGATGGTGAGTTGCCTCCACAATTTAGATATTGCAGAAATTTGAACTTGGATTTCAATGTTCGTTTTGGATATTTCTTGTTAGAGGAAATCAATGTTGTTGACCACGCAATCGCAGGTAATGACGACACGGTGACGGCTTCAAAAGTTGTCAAGCCAAAGCAATGGAAACAAGTCATTGACAGATATGCCGAATCATTGGCATTGAGAGCCTTGATTGTTGATCCGAGTTTCACACAAGACTCAATAACGGTTGATATCAGTTCGACAAATCCGGATAGACTTGAAACTTTTTTCAAGTACAAAAGAACTGGATTTGCACGAATATCCTCCACAACTGCGGAGGCTGGATTTAATTTTGGAAATGTTTAAATAAAATACTATGTCAGTAATAGGTGGCGATATTATAGAAATCACGTACAATCACCCTACTCAGGGCTCAGGGATTATTTTCCCTAAAGCCGCGGAGGATAGCACGTTTGATCCAGGTGGTTTTACATCGAACGATGATGATAACATGGTTGATGGGTCAGGTGAAATGATTGATCAATTGAATCGAAAAAGATGGTCTTTTGAGGGAACCATTGCATGGGATATGAACACCCGGGAGGATCTTGATAAAATGCAAGACTTGCAAGGCGATCCCGTTCTTGCTGATTGGACTATTACCCACATAAACGGAACCGTTTGGGGTGGCACTGGAAAACCAGTTGGTGACATGAAAGGCAACGGTAATGCCGCAACATTCCCGCTCAAGCTTGCTGGAGGCGGAAAAATGAAAAAAATAATCGGGTAACTTTTATCAGTTACATGATTATTATTACCTACTTTGGGGAAAATACTAACTAAATTTTAAGAAAATGGCTAACGTAACACCAGAAATTGCGACCAATGAAATGAACGCATGGTTGGATTCTAAAAAGATCATGACCAACACACGGGAATCAAACGAGGATTCTACACAATTACTTATTGATGCAATGGTTGAGGGCATTATCACTATTGATGAAGAGTCAAAAGTGATTAGTCACAACTTAATGTTTCCAATCGGTGATGGCGAAGAGATAAAAGTATTGGAATATCGTCAAAGGCTTAGTGACCGATTGTTGGAACCTTATATGAAAGGGGTTAAACCAACCGATGCTGATGGAAGATTGATTGCATACATTTGTGCTTTGACACAAAATTCAAGGGGAATTATTAAAAACATGGATAGTGTTGATAAAAAAATAGCCCTCGCGATTGCGGTTTTTTTTCTATAGAGCAAGAAAGTTTGGACAACATGATCAAAAGTGTTGTCCGAGCATTTTATTGGAAACCTAACATCATAAAAGATTTATATCATGACAGGATAGATTATCAAGGGTTGTTATTTTGGTACGATGACGTTGACGAAGTTGATAAAAAAATGAAATCAAAAAAATAAATGCCGGCATCGTTCACCATACCCTCGATATTCACCGCGATTGATAAATTTTCCGCTCCCGTCAAAAAGATGGGGGCATCAACCGCCCGTTTCGCATCAAAAGCAGAGGCAAATCTTGGCCGTGGCGAACGCGCATTTCGAAAACTTACATCACCACTTCAGAAACTTAACAGACTATTAGGAGGGTTCGGGGTGCTCATTGGTAGTGCCTTGATTGTATCAGCACTTACAAGCGCGGTTAAAGTCGTTAGAGATTTTGAACAAGCAAATGCAGATTTGTCAGCGGTCATGGCAACCGCATCAGGTCCGCAATTAAAACTACTTTCGGAGGATGCTAAAAGATTAGGTGCCACCACTGCGAAGTCCGCCACGGATGTGGTTTCCTTACAGGAAGCGTTTGCGCGCCTTGGATTTGAAACGCCCGCTATAATTAACATGACCGAGGCAACCATTGCGGGGTCAATCGCAATGAATGCTGAACTTTCCGACACTGCCGAGTTAGTTGGTGCCATGGTGAGGACCTTCGATGACTTTAGTTCAATCGATACTCCTACAATCATCGATCAGATGACCACCGCAACGCAAAAATCAGCGTTGAATTTTGAGAAATTACAGACATCATTGCCAATTGTTGCCGGTGCGGCAAATGCTGCAGGAATTCCGTTCACCAAACTGTTGGCATTACTTGGAAAATTATCTGATTCTGGAATTGATGCAAGTTCCTCCTCAACTGCATTAAGAAATATTTTCTTAGAAAGTGCTAAACAGGGTCTTAATTATAGCCAAATACTCACCAAAATTGTCAAAAGTCAAGACAGTTTAACCGCTGCAAACGATGAATTTGGCAAAAGGGCGGCCGTTTCAGGTGTTATTTTGGCTAAAAACTTAGCTGCCACAGATAAATTGGCATTTTCAATTCAGAACGCTATAAATCCCGCTGCAGAGGCGGCTAAAAAGCGATTGGCAACAATGAATGGTGCATTGACCATTTTGGAAAGTTCATATCAAGGATTTATTCTAAGTATTGAAGATGGAACGGGAGCATATGCGGAAACATTGACAATGATGATCATGGTTGTTTCTCAAATGTTCAGTTTAGCAAGTGGAGTAGAAGTGGCCACTTCCAAATTGACAGAACAGGAATTAAAAGCCAGATCAATGGCGAAAACTGGAATATTCTTGTTGAAAGCTATTGGTTTATTAATTGGGTCCATAATTGCTTTCAAAGTCGTGTTGATTGCCTCAAGAATTGCACTCGCAGTTTACAACATATCGTTGGGAATTGCCGCGGCTGCAAATGGAGTGCTGACATTATCAGTTGCCAAAAATTCATTAGCATTGGGAGCGTATAAAGTTGTTGCTTTCATAGTTGCCGGTGCTACAAAATTATTCACGGCCGCGCAGTGGTTGTTGAATATCGCATTGAATGCAAATCCCATTGGATTGGTTGTTCTTGGAATTGCCGCTTTGATTGGAATAATTACTTTAGTCATAAATAAATACAATACATGGGGGGCGGCTTTGTCTCTGTTGTTGGGTCCTTTGGGATTCATAATCAATTTAATTCAGTCATTTAGACGAAATTGGGATATGATCAAGGATGCGTTTTCCGAGGGTGGAATAAAGGCTGGATTGTTGGCAATTGGCAAAGTAATATTGGACGCCATATTGATGCCTTTACAACAGGTGTTCCAATTGATGACGAATTTACCAGGTGTTGGTGACTTTGCATCAAAAGCCGTTGCAGGCATTGAAAAATTCAGGAGCGGTTTAGGAGTTAATGTCACAACAGATGAGTCAGGAAGTGCAGTTGCACCGGCAATAAATCCTGAGGTATCGAAACAAGAATCATTGAGGAAAACCATTGATGAACAACGTCAAAATGTATCTATAGATATCAATGATAAAACAGGACAAGCGGACGTAACGAGTGATAATGAATTTATTCCTATTAACTTAACATCAACATTTGGACTCGCAGGATAATGGATTTAGAAGTAATTGAAACAGGAAATGGCGGTGATTTGGTGAAAAACCCAAAGGATTTGAGCGTAATTGATGGATTTCAGAACATGCCATATTTGGCAATGTTTGGTGGGTCTCCAGGTTTTCCAACCCCGGTTGATCGTCCCGAAAACAGTCAAGCGTTTGATTGGTGGGGTAATAGTTTATTATTGAACGACAACCAAAGCGTCCAATTCAATTCTTTGACTGAGGAAATATTGACCAAAGTTGCATTGAATAGTTCCGGAGCCGCAAGGATTGAGCAAGCCATCAAAGATGATTTGGATTTTATGACCGAGTTTGCAAATGTGGATGTGTCTGTTTCAATCATTTCTGATGATAAGGTTGCAATTGGCATTGTTTTAATTGAACCGGACAATGAACAAAACAAAGCTTTTATCTTTATTTGGGATGCAACCAATGAAGAACTTTCCGCGGTTCCTGATGAAGGTGGCGGAAATATTATTAAATTATTTGTCAAAACCCCTGAAGGTAATTTCATTTTAACACCTGAAGCGGATAAATTATTGTTCATATGATTATTATTCCAACTATATCTGAACTTTTTACTAGCATATTAGCCGATTTAGAAGCCACTTATGGTGACAGTATTCCGCTATTTGGGAAAAACTTTTTGAGAGCATTGGCAGCCGTCCAGGCAGCAAAATTGAAAATATACTATTATGCAATTGCGAAAACCCAGAAAAATATTTTCGTTGACACTGCAGATCCCGAGGCATCGGGTGGAACACTTGAAAGATTTGGAAGGGTTAAACTCGGAAGGAACCCATTTCCAGCGAAAGCCGCACAATATGCCGTTGATGTAACCGGGACAATTGGCGCGGAAATTCCAGCGTCAACAACTTTCAAAAGCAATGATGACAGTTTGAGCCCCGGAAAATTGTTTGTGTTGGATAGTGCTCACATATTGGTGGCAACTACTGATTCAATAACATTGAGAGCATTGGAAGCTGGATTGGATAGTAAGTTGGTAATTAGTGATTTATTATCAGCAACATCCCCAATTGCAAACGTGGATAAGACCGCAACGGTGACGGCCGAAACAGTGGAACCACTTAGTGAGGAGGATATTGAATTATATCGACAACGGGCATTAGCTTCTTACAGGTTGGAAGCTCAAGGAGGCGCGGCAACTGATTATAGATTATGGTCATTTGATGCTCAAGGTGTGCAACAAACATATCCATACGCGCGTACGGGAGACGCTAACGAAATTGATTTATTTGTAGAGGCTACCGTTGCTGACAGTATAGATGGAAAGGGCACGCCATCCTCAGGAATATTAGATGATGTTGAAGAGGTGGTTGAGTTTGATCCAGATGTCACCAAACCACTAAATGACAGGGGTAGGCGTCCATTGGGTGTTTTCATTGTTCATTTTTTACCAATTAATGTGAGAGAGGTTGACATTGTAATTGATTCATTTGTTGGATTGACACCTGAAATTGAAACATTAATATTCAGTGCGCTTGAATTGGAAATTGATTTGATAAGACCATTCATTGGCGGAGCTGATATTTTGGAGGAAAAAAACGACATACTTGATCTCAATAAAATTGTTAGCATCATATTAAACGCGAGGCCCGGAAGTATATTTGGAACAATAACATTGAAAATTGATTCAGTTCCAGTGAGTACATTCACGTTTATCAACGGTGATATCCCGAATTTAGACACCGTTACATATACGCCATGAGTGTAATTGAAAGAATACTGAAATTAACCGATCAACTTTATCCTTCAGGAAGGGCTTTTAAGTTTGCAAAGGATAGTGAGTTCAAAAAATTACATGAAGGATTGGCACTCAGTGAGGAACGTGCATATAATGATGCATTAGCCATTTTGGACAGCATATTGCCAGACAACGATAATTTTTCTTTGGATGATGCTGCCGATTGGGAACGAAGACTGGGATTGATTACGAATTTGAGTGTTTCGCTTGAAGATCGTAAAGCGGCAATACTTAGGAAAATGAATCACCCCGGAACCATACCGGCAAGACAACATTTTCTATATTTAGAGGGTCAATTGCAATCCGCTGGATTCGATGTTTTTGTTTTTGAAAACAAATTTCCGGATGGTGGTGGTGGTATTGAAACAAGAACGCCAGGTGTAGTGTCTGGAACTTCTGGAAAATTAATACAGCACGGACCGGTAAATCATGGGTCAACACAACATGGTAAATCTTTTTTTGATAAGGTGGTCAATAGTATAAATCCAGATGTTGACAAGCTTTTTGATGTTGGTTCAAACCTCAGAAGCACATTTTTTATAGGATCTGATCCGGTAGGTGATTTTGCAAATATAGATGCAGAAAGGGAGGCGGAATTTAGACAATTGATTTTAAAAATTAAACCAGCTCAAACGGTTGGGTATTTATTCATTAACTATATATAACCATGGCAATTAATATAAACGACAAACCAAACGTAACACCACCCGGAGGAGATTTTGAATTTGCAAAAATAAAAGATGAAACCACTCCCGGTGCGAATGATGGTGTGCCATTAAACGATATCGTTTATGGTGATTTTCACCAGTTTTTCGCAAAAATTGTAGAACAATCGGGTATTGCATATAATGGTTTGCAGGAAAATCTAACTAATGGGTATCAATATTTAGAAGCCTTAAAAAAATTATTTGTTCAAACAGATCCGGGAAATCAATTAAAGACCAAAGTTATTGAAATTGGAGACTGGGACATGGATGCAACACCAAATATAAACGTTGCTCATGGTGTAGTAGCTGCAAATATAAGAACTGTTTTTGTGATGATCAGTAATGATGAAGCACCTTTATTTTATTTTGATTTAAGCAAAGCAAATTCATCTGGTGTTGTAGATGGATTCTTTCAAATTGATGTTAATACAGGTACAGACATATTTTTAGAACGAAGGACAGGGGGTAGTTTTGATAGTACTAGTTTTAACGCGACACCATTCAATAGAGGATGGATTACCATAGTATATGAAGCATAACATATTAATATTAATCCTGTCACTATCTTCTTGCGTATCGTTTTTAGAGGATCAGATTAGAATAATTGATTCTGATATACTTCCGTTTTACGAAATGTTTATACATGAAGGTATAAAAAGAAAGAAAAACTATTCATCGGTGCATATATCTATTAGATTTAGTGATAATATAGACACTAGAGGGACAAACTATCACAGGATAGACGGTGTGGTCGATATTCTTATAAACAAAAGATTGTGGGATGAATCCAGTGACAACGTAAGAGAGGTTGTGATAATGCATGAATTAGGGCATGGCATATTAGGAAGGAATCATAAAAAAGACTGTAATAGCCTAATGATAAAAGGAGCTACTTGTAAATATGTCGCATACACAAGAAACAGAAAAGAAATGCTTGATGAATTATTCAGATAATGGCAATCCTTAACATAAATACAGACGCGGTTGTCGCCCACACCAACAGACTTGAAAAAATGCATCGGTCGGCATTACCGGTGGCCATTCGTGGTTCGCTGAATAGTGCTGCGTTTGATGTTAAACTCAAGACAATGCCGTTGAGTGCCAAACGTGAATTCACCGAAAGGAACAAGACCTTTTTCAAGGCAAACAGCCGTGTTGCGATGGCGAAAGGATTTGATGTGAAGTCAATGAAAGCTTTTGTTGGATTCACTGGAATAAGATTGAAAGGCGGGAATAATTTTTCCGTGAATGATTTAACACAACAGGAATTTGGTGGAACAATAAAAAAGCGATCATTCATTCCAACCGATGCCGCTAGGGGAGGAAACAAAGCAAAGCCGGTCCGACCTTCCAACCGATTATCAAAAATAAATAATATTGTTAATCAAAATAGATTTTCAGGAAATAGAAAACAGAGATTTATAAAAGCCATAAATAGGGCTGGAAAAGGTGGTTATGTTTTAGGTGGTTCTACACTGGGTCAAAATACACTTTTCAAAGTTAATTCATTGAATAAAAAAGGTGGATTCAAAATTACACCGTTGTATGATTTTAAAGAAGGTAGAAATGTCAGGGTTAAACCAACACATTTCATGAGCAAAGCATCATTAGTTTCAGGCAGAAAAATTGAGGCTTTCTATGTTAAAGAAGCCAAACGACAATTTGAACGATTAAGAAAATGAGTTGGATCGAACGATTAAATAATAAACTTATTATCACTTGTGGTGATGGCAGGGAGTTCACTCCTAAATGGAAAAATGCCGTCAAAACATTGGAATACAATGTGACTGAATTTAATTTCCCGGAGGTTTCAGGAACATTGGTTAAAAGACAAAGACCAAAGGGTCGTAAATATGGGATTGAATTTTATTTTGAAGGTGAGGATAATATTGAAGTGTCAAATGATTTTGAAGCATCCTCAAACGATCCGCGTCCATGGGTGATTTCACATCCTTATTATGACCGGATTGTCGTTCAACCGTTGTCATTGAATATTGATAACACCAAACATAATTCAACTAAGATCACAGGCACCATTATTGAGACCATCACGGACACCAATCCACGAACGAGTGTTGATGCTCAGGATAAAATTATCGCAGATCAGGGCGCATTAAATACCACTTTTGAGGAGTCTTACGTGAATGATGTATCACCGGTGATTGATGATGTGAATCAAATGAATGAAAATAATGACGCTTTATTTTTAGAAGGTGAGAAAGCAATCACGGACACATCAGATTTTGAAAGTTATTTCAACGCTTTCAACACTGCTAATTCAGCGATATTGAACGCAATAGATGAGCCACTCACGGCAATTAGAACATTGCAAGCGGTGATAAATGCACCGGCCTTATTTTTAGTAGGGATTGAATTGAGGGTTGAAACTTTAAAAACTCAATTCGAAAAATTGCTTCAATCGATTGTTGGTATAACAGAATTTTCACTGAAAAAATTGTTTGAAAATAATGCCGGTGTATTGGTTTCTGCCATGGCGCTTGCTTTGGTTTCTAATTCAACATTCAGTAGTCGGACCGATGTTTTCAGTTTTATTGAGGGATTAATTGACGACTATGCAAATTATTTGACCAACCTGGACAATATTCAAAGTGACAATTCAAATTCACCGGATAGTTTTGTTCCGGATTTCAGGTCACAACTATTATTGAATGATTTGATAAATTTCACAGTTTCTAATTTGTTTGAAATTGCGATTGATTCACGTCAAGAAAGGTCTATAATATTAGAGGAGGACAACAACATCATCAATGTGGCACATAGATTTTATGGATTAGAGATCAATGATTCCACAATTGATGAACTGATTTCAACCAACGAAATTGGGTTGAATGAATATTTGGGATTGAAAAAAGGTAGGAAAATCGTATATTTCGTTTGATATGGACAATAATCAATTAGTTGACGTAGTAAAAACCCTCAAGAAAACAGAGCTTGTTTTTGGCACAAACAATTGCACACTCAGGGTTGGTAAATCTGATGTTAAAGTCGAGGACCAAGATGGTGATGAATTGATTTCAATTTATCCAGAAATAAGGGAACGAGAATATCGGGTTTTATATAGTTCACCAACGTTGAATAAGCACGGGACATCAACCGCACAAGAATTAGTTGATTTCTGGGAACTCAATAATTTTTTTTTTGATGTAGGTTCACAAGTCATTGCGGACGGTCGTGTTGAATTCCGTGCGGACCTACCAATCACCATTGGATTTCCTGCAGTTGGTGCCATATATTTTGTTGAACAACCAACATTGATACTTGGAGTATGGAAACAATACACCTCGGGGGATTACATAAAAGACACCGACACCGGAAGCCTCAGCGATTGGATAAAAACGAATAAAAAATCAAGGTTCACAACATCGGAATTTCGTGTTCTTGACAATGTTGACCAGTCAAAACAGCTTGCTTTTAATCTTTCCAATTTCATCACCGCAATAACAAGAACATTTACATGGCCGGATAAAGATGGTACAGTTTTTATGGCTGAAGATGATGACAAACAAGCGTTAATAAGCTTTAGAAAAGTTGTTGGACAGTTAGTCACAGACCTTTCTACTGAATTGGATAATATTATAACATTTCCAATTGCAAACCCAATGCCAACAGCCCCAACAGTTTTGGATTTTGATGGAACTATTTTATCAATACTTCAAAGACACCCAACAAAAAACAGTAGAATATTGTATAATTTTGTTCTCACAAATTCAAGCAATTCAGCGGTTAATGTTACCGTTAATATTAGAGCATCTATTGATGGTGGATTGACTTATCCTGTTATCGCAAACACTGAAACATTCCCAATGTTACCAAAATCAGGCGGTGATAATGCTTCCTCATTTCCAAGCATAGGCGAATGGATTAGTGATCAACCATCATTGGTGCCTGTTTTTGTGAAGGTTCAGGTATTTGCAGACATAACAAATGTTGTCACTGTTGAACCCGGATCAACTCTGAATTTAGACGGACGTTACAAATAAAATTATGAGCAAGCTAAAAATTGAAAATATCAACATAGAAGCTAGTGAATCAGCACTGAAAGCAATCTTGACTATTGGATTAGTTGCAAATTATTCAAAATTTGTCAATGGACTTATCTACACTTTTTATATAGATGCCGTTGTTGGTGATTGCAAGCCGGACGATAATGAACCGGGGTATTGGATAAAGCACAATTATGACAAATTTAACTTCATATCAATTGTTGATGATAACTATGATTTTGTATCCAACAACTCAGTGGATATCAGTTCGATTGAAAATTGGGATATATTTGGCTATAAGTTAATTGGATCTGTTTTCGGCTTTAAAGATTTCATGTCTCTTAGAAGTATTATAAAAGTATTGATAGAATCAAAATGCGGAGGTGATTATTCTACATTTGAATCAACATTGAATAATAATGAAAAAGGAATAGCTTATAAGATTATACCGACTAAAATAGTTAAAAAACGCGGTTATATTTTTTTCTCAGATCAGTGTGGAGGTGACGAAATAGCCTCAAACTATGTTGAATCATATATAGGCATGGCTGAATTAGCTAGGAAAAAAAGATATTTAAAATTTGTTTTGTATGTGTATTCAGAACTAGAAAATTCAGACGGTCTCAAGGCTGAAAAAAGAGTCAGAGAGAACCAATTATTAACCCAATTTGTAGAAAGGGGTGTTATGAAGAAGTCGGACGATGATGTAGATGGTCTATCCGATTGGTTGAACGGAACTTCAGGGACAGAGTTCGAAAACGATAGTTTGATAAATAGTCTTAACATAGGCACATATACATTGAATGATCCCGGATTGACGAAACAACAGTTCGTTGATAATTGTATTGGTATTTTAGAAAACGGATTGTACTAAATCTAATTAATGATACTTAAAATTGACGATAGAATCCGGAACCGAAAGGTTGAATTTTTCAACAACTTTTCCCTTCAATTGAAATATGATAGTGTTGCATCAACGTTTTCATTCTCATTCCTATACAATCCAGACAATCAAGAACACGTTGAATTGGGTGTAATTGGTCATTATCACATTGGAAGGCTGGAACATAATGGTCAATTATTAGTCACCGGTTACATCTTATCAAATGTTTTCAAGGACACTGAAAAAAAGAATCTTGCAAACTTCAGTGGCTATTCATTGCCTGGAGTTCTGGAGGATTCAAGCATTCCTGTTGATTTGTACCCGCTGCAATTTGATGGGCTATCATTGAAGGAAATCGCTGAAAAATTGGTTTCTAAATTCGATTTCAATATTGTCATAGATTCATCGGTACGTGCGCGCATGAACCAAGTGTTTGATGTTTCAACGGCAAATGAAAAACAGTCAATCAAACAATATTTGGCGGAATTGGCTTCACAAAAAAACATCATATTAAGCCATGATGAAAAGGGTAATTTGCTATTTACTCAAGCCAAAGCTAATCAACAACCAATATTGAACTTCGATGGTGGAATTCCATTCACATCAATGACGCTGAAATTCAATGGACAACCGATGCACTCACATATCACAGTGATGAAACAAGCCAGTTCGGAAGGTGGAAACGCTGGTCAATCAACAATCCGCAATCCTTATGTCCCGTTTGTATTCAGACCGAAAACAATAATTCAAAGTTCAGGTGATGATAATGACACGTCAGAAACAGCGAAAATGGTTTTGGCTAGTGAATTGAAAAACTTTAAATTAACCATTGTCACAGATAGATGGGAGATAGATGGTGATATCATAAAGCCAAACAACATCATTTCGGTGACGAATGCCGAAATATCATTGTTTAAAAAGACTGAATGGTTTATTGAATCAGTAACTTTGACCGGTGATGAAAAGAAAACCGTTGCAACACTTAAATGCGTATTGCCTGAGGTGTACAATGGTCAAACACCAAAGTATATTTTTGAAGGTATTAATTTACACTAAAATAATAGTCATGAAAAAAGAAAAGAAAAACGAGCCTATTGTAATGTATGGTGAAGCACCTATGAAACTCAATAAAGAAAGGAAATGGTTTGATGTATATATTGAAGATGTTAATATCAAAAATAGAAAACTTAAAATATTTAAAAGGTTTGAATTTATAATCAAAGGACTAACATTTAAAGGATTACGTTCAATCAATTTATCTATTTATCAATCCGATATGTTTTGAACTTAGTCAAAATTATATCTTCTGAATTCGACAATTTAAAGAGGCGAATTGTGAAGTTTCTCAGGTATGGATTGAGTGATGTACAAACGTCATTTCAAGCGAGTCCATATGGAGTTGATTCAAATCCAATTAAAGACATGATTGCAGTATATACCGCAACTCAAGAAAAGGGAAAAACGGTCATTGTTGGATATATCAACACAAATCAAATTGCTGATGTAGGTGAAAACCGTATATTTTCCACTGACTCTGAGGGTAATGTAGTGATGTTTTTGCATTTGAAAAATGATGGCACAGCGGAATTTGGTGGAGATGATGATTTCATGGTTAGATTCAATGAATTACAAACAGGATTTGATGAATTGGTTAATGATCATAATGACTTGGTACAGGCATTTAATACGCATGTACATCCGGGCGTTACATCCGGGGGAGCATCAACATTAATAACAATTGAACCTGAAGTACCTTCATCGGCAGATATAACACCGGCCAAGATCGAGGAAATAAAAACTTTGTAACACAAATTAACTACTTTGCAATATGAACAATTCAGTATTTTATAATTCGGAAGCCATATTTGTGGATTCGGTCACAGAAAATTGTGATAAAATTGCGAAAATTGATTTAATTCTTGATGCACTTTTGACCAGTGCCATGGTTGCGGCTGGAAATGATAATATCCGTGAATATTCTTTGAATGATGGTCAAACCGTTATTCGAACCGAGTACAGCGGAACGGATGCCGTGATGAAGTCATATCGATCATGGGAATCAATTAGGCAAATATACATCAACAGGGTCAACGGTAGAATGGTGAGGCTTGTTGATGGCAAAAGCGTAAACAACGGGAGACATGGAGGACGTTAAAAAAAAGAAATTCATTGAAAAAGCTGTTGATAAATTCAACGGTATGTTGGGTATATCATTCGGTAATGATAAGATAAAAGGAGAACCACAAATGGAAGCCCGTTCCAGATCACACGGAGTATCAAGCAACATTTTTTCAGTGCCATTTGACGGTGAAAAAAATCTTGGTGAGATAGGACCCATAAAAGATTACTTTTTGCAATATGACCTTTTAAGATTAAGGTCATGGCAATCATATCTGGAGAGTGAAATCACCCAAACTGTTTTGGGGAAATATACGAAATGGATAATTGGATCGGGTTTGAAATTACAATCTGAGCCAAACAAAACCGTCTTGGAATCTGAGGGTATAAATGAGGATCTTGATAATTTCACAAAGAATGTCGAGGCGAGATTTGGACTTTATTCGAAATCAAAAACTGCAGATCATTCCGGAATGAGCACGTTGAATTCAATTGCAAAAACGGCATATTTGAATTCAATTGTTGGTGGTGATGTGTTGGTTGTTCTTAGATTGGTCAAAGGTGTTGTGAAAGTCCAATTGATTGATGGTGAACATGTGAGAACTGACAGATTTGGGATTCAAAATGTTCCTCAAACACTTGAAAATGGAAATATTATCATCAATGGAATTGAGATGTCAAGCACTGGTGAACATATTTCATACCGCATTTTGAATTCTTTGTTCAAAAGCCAAACAATAAGGGCCAAAACTAAGTCCGGATTAACTCAGGCATTTTTGATATATGGTTTTAGATATCGATTGAATAATCACAGAGGATTGCCGTTGATATCCGTTGTTCTGGAGCCTTTGAAAAAACTTGAGAGATACAAAGAGGCTACCGTTGGGAGTGCTGAGGAGCGGCAAAAAATAGCATTCTTTATTGAACATGGCGTGAATTCAACCGGTGAAAATCCCATGGGAAAACAAATGGCAAAGGCATTTGATATAAATGCAAATGATTCCGACCTCCCCAAAGATATCAACGGGACTGAATTGGCCAACACCATCGCGGCAACCACCAATAAAGAGACATACAACATGCCTCAGGACTCCACATTGAAGCAATTGGAGAGTAAAAATGAACTTCATTTCAAGGACTTTTATAATGTAAATATTGATTTGATATGTGCATCAATTGGAATTCCACCTGAAGTGGCAATGTCTAAATATGACAGTAATTTTTCCGCAAGTAGGGCGGCATTAAAGGATTGGGAGCACACAATTTTGATTGAACGTCAGGCATTCAAGGAACAATTTTATCAAAACGTTTATCTATTTTGGTTGGAATTCAACATTTTGCAAAACAATGTTTCAGCACCTGGATATCTCATTTCAGGGAAACAAAGTATAGTAAAACAGTCTTATCAAAGCTGCAGATTCATTGGTGCGGGTGTTCCTCATATCGATCCGCTCAAAGAAGTTGAAGCCGAACGCGCCAAATTAGGTCCGGCCGGTGCTCAGATTCCATTGACCACGGTTGAGAAATCAACGGAGGCGTTGAACGCGGGTGACTCAGAACAAAATTTGACTCAGTTTATTAAAGAGGTTGAGGATTTCAAGAAATCCGGAATTGAGGTTGTTCCACCAACACCGGCAACAACACCACCAAACGATGATGATGATGGTGAATAATGATGTTTATATTCAGGCAAAATATGTCGTTATAATTGATTTTATGAATGAACATCCCAATGATAGCCAATTTTTGATAACTCAATTATTGAAGAAAATACAGACAGATAGTGAATTGATTGGGTACGAAAAAGGGTTTCAAGAAGCGGTTGAACTTGACAACAAAAAAAGCGGATAAATTTTGATTATATTTAAAAACATCAAATCCATAAATTATGACAGGCATTGATTTTAGTTCACTATATAATTTATATAGTAAGTTCAATTATCCATTCTATGACTCCGGAAGGTTCAATGTAAATTTTGGAGCATTCCGAGATGATTCGGAAACAACAGATGAATTCAATGATATTATATTCTTGACATTCATTGATGATTTTGGACGTCCAAATGTATTGACCATAAAAGGCACTACCAAACCTGGGGCTTATTGGCTTGGTGATAAAATGGGAAATTCCAAAGGGACGTTTGTTTTAGATGAAGGATATTATAGACAATGTTTCATGGAAGGATTACACCGTGGAAAATACCAATGCTTGGTGCAAGCTGCGATGGGTATTTTCAAAGGTCGTAGAGATAACAATAAAAATGGAGTCATTGACTATGATGGTCCTGTGTATGATGACGTAACAGGCTTGAATTTTCACACAACGAGTTTCCTTAATGATAAGGAAAAGGTTGGTGCTTATTCAGCCGGTTGTCAGGTTGCCCAAGATGATAAAGATTTATTGATGATGTTGCCTATCATATTGAAAAGTATGGAAATCTATGGTGGCAAAGTCAGTTATGCGTTGTTTAACAAAAAAGATTTTTTCTAATGGAAAATGATATCGAAAGCGGTGATGTTGGTTTGGTCCGGAGATACGCCACTTGGAACCCATTATCATGGATAAGTGCTGCAGTTAGATTTTTCACCGGATCCCGTTGGAATCACGCCATTGCATTTATTGAGTTGCCTCAAGGCTTATTTGTAATTGAAGCGGTTGAAACCGGTGTAAGAATGTGTTCATATTACAATTGGAAACAGAAGTATGGATATGATTTGCTAGTTATCAGATACTGTAATCCAGAGTTTTCGAAGCATGAAATTGAAAAAAGGTTAATTTTTCACTTGGGTAAACCTTATGATTTCACCGCATTGATAAATCATCAAGTTGTTTTTCAAGTTGCTAGATGGTTTGGAAATCGCAAATGGATTGGAAGAACTAACAAGTCCGGTGCTGATGAACAAATATATTGCTCTGAATTGATTGCAATTGCATATAATTTTGAAAAGTGGTGGACATATACCGCGGAGGATTTGAGGCACGAAAACCATCAAGTCATTTACGAAGGTAGTTCCAGATAACAATTTCCCGTTTTTAACCTCACGGTTTTCTGGTTTGAAATACCCTGTTTTCAGTGTTGACATTGTTTGTCGATAAACGTAATTTCGTTCAAATAATGACTTAAAATGTGGGAATTGACCAGTAGTTTTTTATTTGCTCTCCTTTTATTGATCACCATACCAATAATATTGACGCAATACAGGGCGTTAAGTAACTCAAGGCGGTTAAATAAGGATTTATCTACTGAAAATTATGAACTAGATAAAGAAAACATGGAATTAAAATCCACGCATAAAGTGATTATGCATAGAATTCACGACATTAAGGAAAAATTTGAAACTCATGGCAAAGAAATTGAAGAAAGATTCAAAAAACAAGGAGGCGAATGAGCACCCAGATGATAAAAAAACTCAGAAATCAACTACAGAGAGCACGGGCAACGATAATCCGAATCCCCCAGCGGACGAGGACGTTCCTTAAACTTGCAATTGATCTGATTAAGGAGACAAGGATTTTTTGGCTCTTGTTTGCTGTTTCATGTATTATGCTTGTATATCAAATCCCTGAATATATTAAGGGTGTTACTCCTCGATATTCATTTTTTATTTTCAATCCTGAAAAGATGATGACATCTAGGAATGCGCTTTGGCATTTAGGAAACAAAATCAGTTGGTGTATTTACATTTATTGCATTTACTACTTAGTGCCGAAAGATCATAAGCCGTACATGAAATTATTTCTTATCATGCAGGTTTCGTTGTTAGTTGAATTCTGTTTGTTTTACAATGCCGCATGGTTTATGATGATGGATAGCAAAGTTGGGTTTTCTCAATTTTTTATTATCTTTAATGCGTTAATTCTAATTCACGTAACATGCCAGAACAAGCCGCTCAAGCCGTAGAACAAGCAGAACTGATTGCTCTATTATTCAAAATTTTACAATTCGTCATCGTTGGTCTGTTAGGTTTGATTACATGGTGGGCGAAAAATGAGTTTAGGAAATCCGAAGAAAAGGAAAAATCATCGGCAAAAGAGAGACTAGACCGTGCAGAGAAATTAGTTGAATACAAAGAGGAACAAGCTAATAAATTAGTTGAATACAAAGAGGAACAAGCTAAAATAATTGCAGCCTTAAAAAGTGATTTGAGAAGCAATACCGAGTCAGACACCACAATCAGTAAAACGCTTGAAGAATTCAAAGTATGGTTTGCTGATCTCAAAAAAATCATGGATAAACTCGTTGTTGATGTAGAAATTCTAATAAACAAAAAATAGTTAAACCATGGGTGATCATAAAGAAAGAACCGGACAAACCCGGATATCAAAAATACTTCAGGGTATTGGAAAAGCATTGCCAGCATTGGCCGGTGACATTGTCAATGTGGTAACGTCACCAAATCCATTTGGTGGCGCATGGAACGTGTTAAAAGGAAAATTGAAATCTGAATTAACCGGTGAAGTTGGTGACAACTTCCATGATGAATTGGAAAATGTTTCAGGTGAAGATAAAGATTTGTTCTTAGCTGGATTAGCAGATGTTGCGGGTGCCAGGACTATGTACGCTAAAACAGGACATGAACAAGCTGACAAGGTTGCAGAGAACATAATGAAAAGAAATTTGCCTTATCTGGTTGGGTTGGCATCGGTTAATATATTGATATTGGTGTTTTCTGAAAAGTTAGATTTAAACACTCCAGTTGTATTGGCTGTAGGAAACGTCATCGGAATGGTGATCCAAAGTTTGATCAATGAAAGGGCTCAAGTTGTTGGGTTTTATATGGGGAGTTCTATAGGCAGCAAGATCAAAGACAAAGCCAAATCTTTGTTTAATTGAATTTACCTCAGTTAGTACTCGATAAAAAAAGCAAATATTAAAAGGACCTCATTCGGGGTCCTTTTTCATTCTATGGTGCGGGAATTCTTGATAATACGACTCGATGTGTGAGGGTATTTTATGTTTAATAAAGTTGGCAATTGATATTCCCGTGTGCTTTTTTATGTTTTTCAAGTCCTCCATTTGAGAATCCGAGATTCTTTGTATTTTAAATTCTCCCATCTTGATATTTTTACCTCAATTTTAGGGCTATTTTTTGAGATGCACAACAATTCCACATAATTTGTGTACATGGCAAAGCAAATCTTACTATACGGTGAAATTTTTAGCTTCTCATCTGAGATGTTTTTGACCGAAATGGAGGCATTAAAAGACGATGACATCGTTTTAAGAATCAACACAATTGGTGGTGATCCTGAGTCCACATTTGGAATGATTAGTAAGTTTCAAGAACATGAGGGCCTAAAAACAATTAAAGTTGACGGTCGTGCATTCTCAATGGGGGCGTTTTTCCTTTGTTATGTTGATTTTGCTGAGGCACTTGATGTTTCGAGTTTCATTTTGCATCGTGCAAGATTTCCGGAATGGATGGAAGCAAGCGAAACATTTTTTGATGAAGCAACACGCGCAAGGCTTGACAATGTGAACAAAGCATTGAGAAAAGCATTGGAGGCAAAAATTGATGTTACCAAATTTGAAAAGATTTCAGGGGTCACAATCGATCAATTGTTCTCCATGGATGGCCGCATTGATGTGACATTGAATGCCAAACAAGCCAAACAGATAAAATTGATTAACAAAATCAATCCCATTACACCGGAAATTCAAGCATCTATTCAATCCAATAGTGGTGAAATGATGCAGATGGCCGCAAAGTTTGTGGACACTACTGAGGCAAAAGAGGAAGTTGTTGAAGAAATTAAAATTTTAAATAAAGATACTAATATGGACTTAGCTAAATTAAAAACCGATCACCCCGCCTTGTATGCTCAGGTTATGCAAGCCGGAATGGAGGCGGGCGTTTCACAGGAAAAAGACAGGGCGGGCGCATGGATGGCGTTTGCTGACATTGACATAAAGGCAGTGACCGAAGGTGTGAAAAGTGACAAAGCATTATCCGCAACGGATATGGCTGAGTTGACCCGAAAGGGTATCAGTGCCAAATTGATTGGCAATGCTGAAGAAGAAGCACCAGGTGATGTTGTTGTTCCTCCAACCAAAGACAAGGTTGTTCCGGAAGCGCAAGTGAAGGTGAATGAATTCGAAGCCGCTGTAAATAAAAAATTGGGTCTTAAAACTGAACAAACATGAGCAGTCAAGAAATTTTAAATCAAACGCCAAATCAAATTCAGATAAATACTGACACCTCGAAGATTTTCGTTTGGCAACCACGCAGTGAAGTTGGTGATTATACCAACAACAGTGGTGGTGATTTGGACCTCGTTGCCGGGACGGTAATGGGTAGAATCGGGGCGACAAACATTTTGATTCCTTTGGAAAGTGATGCCGCTGATGGCAGTCAATTTCCTGTTGGAATTTTGATGCATGATATTTCAGTTCTTAACACAGCATCCGCAAAATTAACTTTTGTAGTTTCTGGTGATGTAGCTGAAGAAAAGTTGGTTTTTGTCAAAGTAGGTGATGACCTTGATACAGTGATTTCATTGCGTACTATGCGTGATAGAATTGGAGCCGATACCGTTGGTATCAAATTGGTTTCCGTGGACGAATTAACAAATTTCGATAATTCTTAAAAAATAATACTATGACAATTTCAACTACAGATGCGAGAGCATTATTCACGAAAATGTTAATCGATGTCTATCGTGAAAGGCCTGTCGTTATGGGTTTTTTAAGATCGTTTTTCGTTGACAAGATCGAGAGCACAAAAGAACTTTCAATTGAGGTTCAACGTGGAACTGAAAAGGTGGCGGTCGATGTGATCCGTGGATCAATCGGTAACCGGAACACCTTCGCTAGAAGTTCTGAGAAAATTTTTGTTCCACCTTACCATCGTGAATATTTCGATGCAACTGATTTGTCATTGTATGATAGATTATTTGGAAGCACTGCTATTGATGCGGGCGCATTCACTGATTTCTTGGGACAAGTTGCAGAGAAATTGGGCATGTTACAGGATAAAATTGAGCGTGCTCATGAAATCCAATGTGCTCAAGTATTTTTGACTGGAATTGTTGAGTTGATCAATGGTACAAACATTGATTATAAAAGAAAGGCCGCATCATTGGTTGATCTTGGAGCGGGTAACTATTGGTTAACCAACACGGTTAATCCTAATGAAATTTTAGAACAAGGTTCTGAATTCGTTAGAACGAAAGGAAAAGGACAAGGTATGAATTACAATGTCTTGTTAGGATCACAAGCCTACAATGATTATGTGAATAATGACATTGTCAAGGAACGTGCTGACATTAGAAACTTTGGTTTAGATGCAATTCGTGCCCCTCAGAGGGAAGCAACCGGAGGAACTTTGCATGGTGAAGTTTCTGCAGGGTCTTACAAATACAGATTGTGGACTTATCCTGAATTTTTTGATAATGCTGCAGGGGATAGTGTTCCATATCTTGATCCAAAAAGCATCATCATTTTACCTGAGAATCCAAGGTTCTCAATGGGATTCGCTGCAGTTCCGCAATTGGTAACTGATGGAATTGGCGTGACGAAAGGGAAATTCATATTCGGTGATTACATCGATGAAAGGGAGGCAACTCACGATTACGACATTAAGTCTGCAGGACTTGCAATCCCTGTTGGCGTTGATCAAATTTTCACAGCTCAAGTTGTAGCAACCTAATAATGGATAAGGCAGAAAAAAATTATACTGTTATTTCTTACTCCGTTGGAGGTAGGAATAACAAGGTGTATAAATCCGGTGATAAGGTGAAGGAAAGTAACTTTCCACCTGGTAATGCTGAGGACCTTGTTAAAGGTGGGTTTTTAAAAGAATTCACCAAAAAAGAACAAGCGAAAGCCGATAAGGTCGCTCAAGCTGCGCAGGATGCCGCTGAACAAGCTAAAAAGGATGATGCGACAAAAGCATTGAAAGATGCCGAAAATGCAGTGGAGGAAGCTAATATGGCTGTTGACATTGAACTTGAAAAAGTTGATGGTTTGAAAGGTCAACTTGCAAGTGATAATGATGGGGATGTGGATAAAGCGGTTATACAAACACTTGAAGGTGAATTGGTTGACGCTGAGGGCGCATTGAAATCAGCACAGGAAGTTGCAGAACTTGCTATGGCAGATTTGGAAGCCTTAAAAGGTAGTTAGTAGGAAGTAGTTTTTTAGTTATTTTCAACAATGGTGATCCCCTCCCCTCATAGGGGTTGGGGATTTTCTTTTTATGGGACTTATAGAAACGATAAAACAAGACATTCAAAAAATCACAACCGACCTTTCAGGTTTCGGAATTGAGATTAATTTGACAACTCCAGATGACGCGCTTAGTGTGGACATTGTTGGTTTGCACACGAAACACCATTTGGGGATTGACACGGAGGGAAATCAAGTCAATACAAAAAACACTCACATTGCAATAAGTGAACAAGTACTGATTGACCTTGGATATCCAGTGAGAAACGCCAATGAAGAGGTGTTTTTAAGAGATCATAAAGTTTTGGCAAAGGACAGCACTGGGGTTTTAAAAAGTTATGTGATTCGGGAATGGCTTCCGGATGAAACAATTGGATTGATTGTTTGTATATTGGGTGATTATCAATAGCAATTATGGCAGTACAGATTCCAACCCTTATTCCACCTGAAAGTTTTGAGTTTGTTCGTGATCGAATCGCGGAAATACTACTTGAGGAAATCACTAATCAATTTGCATTGGGTGGTGAAGATGCATTGAACTTGACACAAGTTGCATTGGAACGAACCGTTCCATTTGATAAAGAGGAAATGCCATGCATTAATGTGAATATGCAGAGGTCTACACAAGAAACTCAAGTTGCCGTGAATACGGATGAAGTCGCGTTGTTCAATATTGATTGTTATCAATCCGGTATCACAACGGGCACAAACAAAGGTGATGTGTTGGCAAAGTTGAAATTACATCGATTAATGGGTGTTGTTCGCTCTATACTTGAAAATCCAAGATATAAAACACTCGGGTTCGCTCCAGGTTTCATCATGAATCGCCATATGGTTTCCATGGATTTCGCACCGGTTGATCCAATGGATGGATTGAGTGTTTCCATGGGGAGGGATTTGTTTTCTGTGAAGATTCCAGAAAATACGGAATTGATCACGCCAACGGTTGCCGCTGGATTCGATACCGAAATGAGATTGAATTTAACCGATAAGGGTTATACTTACACAGTAAACGAATAATGCCATGGCAGATGAAAACATTGAAAATGCACCCATTATAAACAACTTTGCAGATGATATGTATTGTTGGATACTTGATCCAAACTCAAGTCCTCAGACTAACCGTTTTCTACTTTCAAAGTTCATTCAAGAACAAAGGATCACATATGCGGTGAACACCGGAAGTGCCAACGCGATAGAACTTGTTTTGAAATCACCAATAACATCATATGTTGAAGGTCAGACATTGACTTTCAGAGCCCCTGCCGCAAATACAGGTGCGGTGACGATTAATGTTGACGGTGTTGGTGTGTTGGATATTGTTGATCGTAGTGGGGCACCATTGGCATCCGGTGATATACCATCTGGATCATTGAATATTGTTCAATATGACAATGCGAATTTTCAACTATTGGTTTCGGCGGGTGGCGGTGGCGGTGGTGGTATTACAATCCCTTCAAACATCATATTTGTTTCCGATCAAGGGAATGATGGTACAGCAGTTATAAATAACCCTGAATTGCCTTGGCTGTCTATAGAGGAGGCTATAAAGCAGATTCCAACACTCACAGATGGGTATTTAGTGCATGTTTATCCCGGACTATATGATCAATCGGTAGATTTTGACGGATCAATTGACGGGGTTGCAAAAACTATAAATATTCACTTTGAAAATGGGGTTAAAATACTGAATACAAACGGAGGATCGTTATTTACTCTAAGAATAATAAACGCAACTCTTATAAATATTACTGGTAGTGCTGACATAGAGGCTAGTGTAAATAATGCATCACATACAATCGTCAGACTAGATGATCTTGCTATATGCAATTTTAAAAGAATTTCAGGAGATGCAGGAGTAGGGGCTGAGCTTGAGCCGACAGATGAAAGCTACGTTAATATTGAAGAAATAACATTAGATTTAGCCGACTCTGTAAAAGGAGTTATAGTGCAAGGATCTGGGTTTTATAAAATAGGTCAAATAAAAATAACGAATGCGACAGGAGGAGAAGCTTTAAATATAATAGGTACTGGGTTTGCACAAATTGAAGTTGGATTAATAAATTCTAATCGTGATGGGGTAATATTTGCACAAGAGGCATTTTTAAAAGTGGCTAAATTAACAGCTACTGAAAAAGGTATAGATACAACAACGGGCGTTACTAATGCAGTAATTGAAATAGGAATAATAGAAACTACTAATGGTCGTGGTATTGATGGTTCATTTAATGACAGTCATATACAAGTTCGTAGGGTTCATACAGTTAATGAGAGTTGTATCTACAATACTGACATGAACAGAACCTATATACGGTTTGATATCATAGAGTCCGATACAGATATAGCATTAGAAGCGTTAAACTGCAACAGAGAGAACCATGTAGTAGGCATAAGAGCAATTGGCGCAACATACGCAGTTGATTTATTAGCACAAACAACAGCATCAACAGGTGTTACTAGAATTCAAATACAGGAAATAATAGGAGGTATTCATGGTGTCAGGATAAGACAGGCAGCAGTAGGAAGGATTCATTTTTTAGTAGATTTAATATCGTGCATTATCCAAAGCACAGGAGTAGGTGTTACAGATTTTCCTTTAGATATAAACTGGATCGCTCTTAGTGCAGGAACAGGATTTCTAAAAATGAAAGATTGCGAGTTAATAGCTAATGGGGCAACCTCTTCAATTAGAAACGATGGCGGTGTAAACTTTGATATTGATGGTTATAACGTTCATTCAGCAACCGCTTTAGACGCGACAGATTTAACAGTTTCAACAATAACAGAATTATTTTAATCATGGAAAATCAAGAACTAACAGTAAATGAAATTGATTGCATTGCAAATTGCAACATCAATGGCATCTCAATAGAGTATACAATTAATGGAATATTAAAAAGACAGGTTGTCACAGGAAATACAAATATGATTACATCCAAGAGTATTTCTGTGTACAGGGAAGAACACCTATTGGATTCAAACGGAGATATTTTTGAACTTAATAGATTACCTCAATACAACGTATCAAATTCACAGGTATATGATGCTATTTACAATGGTTTAACTATACCTGGATTCAACCGAGGAAATGATCAATACTTAATGGCTCTTAATGGTCTAGTGAATAGGTGTGTTGATTTAGGGGGTGATCCATTGGGGCAAAACGGACATCAACCTTGGGATGAAACCGATGGAACTTTGAAGCCTGAATATGTAACACCATAGTACATTTTATATGTCAGGTATTGAATATATAAGAATGTTTTCTATCTTTAAGAAAAAATTCTAACAACATGGCCAATACAAAAGAAATTCCTAAAAAAATATATGACCCTTTCAAGGCTCACCAAATATTCAGTTTGAACCGTATAAGCACCATCACGGGCATAAACAAGGATAAATTGTATAACAATGCAAAGGGCGCATCAAAATCAAACAATTTGACAACTTCCGAAAAGGAGAAAATAAAAGCCGTGGTAAGTGAAGCGCAAAAAGATTTTTTCGAACTATTGGAAGAATAAACAACGCACCAACATTATTTGACTTTGGAAAATAGGTCATGAGTGCCCTCACCAAATTGGTGGGGGTTTTTTGTTTGCATACTTCTTATTTAAGAATATTTTCTTGATTCCAGTTTGGTTTTAGAATATTTTCTATAAATTGCGCATGTACTAACAAATAAAAAAGATGACTAATAACAAATTGGCCCTCACCAAATCTATGTTGGAAGAGCCGGAAAAACTGTCTGGAATTTTTGAATTGGAGCCATTCAAACAAAGTTTCGTTGATAATTACACCAACGTCACCGGGAACAAAAACGGTGATTTGGTTTGGGAGCGTGAAAAAATGGTGTTCATGCAAAAGCTTTTTTCTGATAAAAAAATTGCCAAATGTACAAGGATGAGTATTTACGGTGCATTCACTCAATTGGCAACTTCTGGATTGAGTTTGGTTGATGACAATGCGTATTTGATCCCCTATGGTGAAGTGTTACAATTTCAAATTGGTTGGAAAGGTCGTTTGGAACAAATTTCACGAATGGAGTCAATTATTGAAATTGATGAACCTATGGTGGTTTATGCATCTGATGATTTTGATTATAATTTAGCACCT